TCAGTACTATAACTACTACTATAATAACTACCTGCAAAGGGCCGGACAATACCCGTCTATACCCGTCAAACCCCCTTAGGGTATGTTTGAGATCATGGTTCTGACCGAGAGACAACGAGAGGTTCTCCGGATGTTCTGTTCCGGGTGTACGTACCGGGAAGTTGCCTCTTCTCTGGGGATCTCGCCGTCTACGGTGAATCCCAGTCTGAGGCAGTCGGCCCGGCGAATGGGTGTGGATGGGATCGGGCGAGAGAAGCTGATCGCTGCTGCCCTAGCGACCGGAGATATCGACGTGATGGCGTAGATGACTGTGGTCGAGGTATGCAAGAAATGTGGGAAGCCGCACAAGACTCCCTTCGGTGGACAGGCTTGCGCTGCGCACAGAGCGGGTGATCGGACAATCCCTTGCGCCCGTTCCCCGATACACGGAAGTCGGGTATGCCCGGTCCACGGCGGTGGCAGCGCGCCCGCTAGGAAGGCAGCTCGGGAAGTAGTCGCTCGCCGGGCAGCCGAGAGCGAGATCGCCAAGCTGATGTACGAGTGCGACATCGTCGACCAGAATCCGATTGATGGGCTGCTCGAGGTTGTCCGCGTGACCGGCGGCATGATGAGGCTATTGAATGTCAAGGTTCGGGAGCTGGATGACATCGGGATTGGCGAGGTCCCGCATCTCTACGTGACGCAGCTGCGACTGTGGTCAGAGCGATACGAACGAGCATGTAAGACCTGCCTGGACGCGGGCGTGGCGGAGCGGCAGGTGCGGCTCGCAGAGAGCCAGGGAGAGCTCATTGCCGTAGCTGTGAAGGGCATCCTGACAGCGTTGAACCTGAGCCCGGAGCAGTGGGCCAGCGCCCCCGTTATCGTCGAGCAGTATCTGAAGGAACTGGCTTGACCGCTGGGCTGGGTCCTGCTGCCATAGCGCACGCTATGAGATTGATCTTTCCTGAAGCAGCGGAGGATGTTTGGAAGCCCCAGCCGAAGCAGAAGATGGCGACGCAGCTGGCTGGGCAGGTAGACGATTTGCTCTACGGTGGAGCAGCCGGCGGAGGGAAGACGGAATGGCTGATCGAGTACGTCGCGGCCCAGATGGAGAACCATCCCCACAACCGTGGGGTGATCTTCCGCCGGGTGTTCCCGTCTCTGGCAAGGACGATCGTTCCTCGAGCGAAGCAGAAGCTGTGGGCCCGGGCTCGGTGGAACGGCGGGGACCACACGTTCACCTTTCCGAACGGGAGCGTGTTAGAGCTGGCCTCGCTGCAATACGCGGACTCGGTCCTGGATCACCAGGGCGCTGAGTACGGGGTGGTCGCCTTTGAGGAGATCACCGAGTTCCTCCAGGATCAGGTCGAGTACATGATCGGCCGACTCCGCAGCCCGGGCACCGGCATCCGGCCACATCTGGTGGCTACGACCAACCCGGGTGGCCGGGGCCACAAGTGGGTCAAACGCTGGTGGGTCAAACCACAGGTCGAAGATCTCCCGTTCGAGGGGATGCCCGATGGACGGGAGCTTCCGATTGTTGTGCAGCCGTACGTGCCGTGGCGGCCGGCGGCGAGCCAGGACCAGCCGAAGCCCCGGCTACGAGTGTTCGTGCCTGCCACGCTGGAGGACAACCCGAAGCTGCTGGAGCGCGATCCGGACTACGTGAACCGGCTACGGGCGAACAGCAACCGAGCGCTGCGCCGTGCCTATGAGGAAGGCGACTGGGACGCGATCGACGCGGTCGAGGGTGCGCTTTGGACTGAGGAGGACCTAGACGGAGGTCGAGTACGCGTCTCACCGCCTAGCCAGCGTCGTGTGGTAGCGGTAGACCCGAGCGACGGCAACGAGGACGGAGACGGCTTCGGGGTGGCCGTAGCGAGCCGGGGTCGGGACGGTGTGTTCTACGCGGAGGCCAGCTTTGAGTGGAGGATGTCACCCCGCAAGATGGCGGAAGCAGCGATCCAGCTCTATCACACGGTGGGAGCGGATGCCCTGGTCGTGGAGAAGAACCACGGCGGGAAGTGGATGTTGGAGGTGTTCCGCCAGGTAGACCCCTACGTGAACCTGGTGGTTGTGTGGGCCAGTGATGGCAAGCGGACCCGGGCGGAGCCGGTTGCAGCCCTGTTCGAGCACGACCCGGAAGCGCTGCTGCCGTACCGGGCCCGGCTGGTCGGGTTCCAGGAAGACCTCGAGGCCGAGCTGACCGCGACCAACTTCCGAGACAACGAGCCCAGCCCTAACCGACTCGACGCGTTGGTGTGGGCCGGCACCGAGCTGATGCTGGGCCAGCGACAGGCCCGTAGCGCCGACCGGATGAACGATCAGCGGCTAGCGGGCAGGCGTTAGCGGGGACCGTACTTGCCGGCCGGTTTCGGGGTAGGCCTCTTCGTCCGTCTGTGCCACGTTCGGGAACAAGTGGCCACAGCGGCGGCAGGAGACGTAGGCAGGGGTTGTGCCGAACGCGATGCGCGTCGGGCCGTTGCAGTCATCGCAGGTGGTTCGGTAGATGGTAGCCATTTCGCGCTCCTTAGCGGGGTCCGCCCCGGTGGCGGTAGGTACACCGTACCCTACACTCCCTGGATCGCCTAGGAACTAGTTGGGCGCGGGTAGACTTCCTACCGTCCACTCGGCGGGGGCCTCGGCACATAGGGGTCGAACGGTTGACCTACATCGAAGAGATCGACGAGCGGCTGCTGCGCACGCTGCAGGAGTACACCGACTGCATGCAGAGCGGCGATCTAGAGCGAGCAGACAAGCTGTACGAGAGTCTAGATGCTCTTCTGGATGCCCGCATCGCGGCGTATGCTTCTCCGCACCTACCTTGAGACCAGCGGACGGCGGTAGGCTTCGAACGTCGCAGATTGGTTCGGCCCGGACCGAACGGAGCGGTAGAGGTGGAATGCCCGCAAGACCAACGGGAGCCGTGCAACACGGCATCTGCGACCAGATCTGACATAGAGGGCACCAGATGACCATGAGCGAGCTGGTCTTTGACTCGTGGACGTCTATGTCGTTCAAGCGGGCGCTGGGGACCAAGCGGCAGCCCGGCCACAGCTGGCAGGCCCCGAGCTGGACCGGAGAGCACGACCGCCGGCTGCTCGCTTACAAGATCCTTCAGTCCTACCAGGACAACTCGGCCCGGGTGTTCCTGGGCACCACGGACCAGGCCAAGATAGACCAGCACCGCGAGTACGGCGATGCCAGCCTGATCGTGAACCAGATCGTCTCTGCGCTGCTGGGGGAGACGCAGCAGATCGTCACCGAGGGCGCGGACGACGACAACCCGGAGCAGGCCGCCGTCGATCTGCAAGACTGGCTGCGCTCCTGGGCCGACGCCGAGCGCCTGCCGCTGAAGATGCTGGAAAGCGAGCGAAACGCGGTGGGCCTCGGAGACGGGGTCTATGTCCTCGGCTGGAACAACGACAAGCAGCGGCCACGGCTCCGTGTGTTCGATCCGGGCTTCTACTTCCCGGTGCTGAACGACGGGAACGAGGACGACTACCCCGAGCGCGTGCACCTGGCGTGGGAGCTGGAGAGCCAGACCCCGGGCAAGAAGTACGTCCGCCGTATCACGTGGGAGATCGGATCTATCGGTCCAGGCTTCCGCCCGAACATCGTGCAGCGGGCGGTGGGCCGGGCCCCGGTGCCGCTCGATGGGGACACGCTGAACGAGGACGGCAGCATCACCCGGACGTACGCGTGGAACGACAAGCCGAGCTCGATCACCTGTTACCTGACGGACGCGACGTGGGAGATGGACCTAGCTCACGACGACATCAACGACCTCAGCGGTAGCACGGCGGTCTATGCCGTGGACGCGGATGGGGAGCTGCGCGACCGGGACTTGCAGATCGACTTCATCCCGGTAGTGCACCTGCCGAACACCGTGTCTATCCTGAATCATTACGGGAAGTCGAGTATCAGCAGCATCCTGCAGATTCTCGATGACCTCGCCAACGCGGACACCGACCTGCAGGCGGCCAGCGCCACTACCGGCAGCCCAGTCATCGCGCTCAGCGGTGCGACGATGGGCGACCAGCGGGTCACCTACCGGCCGGGCGAGGTGTTCGAGATCGGCGACGGCCGCATGGACGTCATGGACACCAGCGCCAGCCTCGACGCGCTGATCAAGTACGTGGAGTTCCTGCTAGGCCGGCTCAGCGTGAACGCTCGGCTGCCCGAGAGCGTGCTGGGCCGGGTCAAGCCCAGCGACGTGCCCAGCGGGGTGGCGCTTGCTCTCAGCTTTGGTCCGCTTGCCAGCATGGTGGGCGAGATGCGGTTGGTGCGGAACGAGAAGTACCCACTGTTGCTCAAGTTCGCCCACCGGCTGGCACTCGCCGGGCAGGCTACGGACGTTCCGCCGGCATTCGTCGCGAGCCGGGTCGAGTTCGGGAACTTCCTCCCGCAGGACCAGCAGGCTGCCGTCACCCTGGTCACTAGCCTGCTGACCGCTCACGCGATCAGCCTCGAGACCGCTGTTCAGATTCTGGCTGGCGCTGGGCTGCCGATCGAGGATGCGCAGGATGAAGTGAAAAGGATTGAGAGCCGCGACTTTACCGGCGCGGACGACCTTCTGACGGCCACCGGAGATGAAGGCGCGGTGTTTGATTATCTGGGCCGAGCGCAGCCCCGATCGATCATCCCGCTGGGCGGATAGGCTATTCTAGAAACAACCCACCCAGGGGTCAAGCTGGGAGTAGGGACCCGGACCTTCCGCCGGGACGAGGAGGAATTGTGACTCAGCCCGACCCCACACCTGCGCCACCAGCTCCCACGCCGCCACCTGTGGCCGACAAAGGGCTAAGCCAGGAAGAGGTCAACCGGATCGCGACTCGCGAGAAGGAGCAGGGCCGAGCGGCAGCGCTGGCCCAGGTGCAGGCAGACCTGGGTGTTCCACTAGAGGAAGCCAAGGCGCTGATCGAGGCAGCCAAGGCCGCCAGCGAGATGCAGAAGACTGAGGCTCAGAAAGCTCGGGACGCTGCGGACCGCGAGAAGGCGGCGGCGGAGGCCGAGAAGAGCACCACGGCGAAAGAACGGCACGAGGGTCGCATTGAGCGGGCATTGTTCGGAGCCGGGATTCACGGCGACGACGAGGCTGCAGACACAAAGCGGGCCCGGATCGCTCGTCTGGTGGAGGCGAAGGTCGGAGACGACCTGGACACCATCAAAGCGGCGGTCGCAGCACTGAAGAAGGATATGCCCGAGCTGTTCGGTACTCCCGCCCCTAAGACCCCCGCTGCTCCTGGGGGAGATCCGAAGGGTGGGCCACCTGCGCCTAAGCAGGCGGAGGACGCGTTCACTCGGGGCATGGCTCGGGCGCAAGGCGCTCGTGCAGCGTTCACAGCACAGGTTGACCGCAAGCCCGCATAACCCCCGTCCCGGAAGGACCCCCCTGCTATGGGCCTGAGCCTAAGCATCAAGACCAAGGCGTACGCGCCGTCCGAGAACCAGGAGTGGCTCGGTAGCCTCCATGGTACTCAGGAGGCCGACTCCATCACCCTCGATCGCGCTCTGTGCGTGGCGTCGTTCCCCACCGGCTTCGTCCCCAGTGGCATCCCGCTCGGCCTGGTGACCGCCACCGGCCGCTACGCCCCCGCGCTGTCCGCGAACGCGGACGGCAGCCAGACGGTCGTCGGCCACCTGTTCACCTCGGTGGACTTCGCCGAAGATGGCGCTGTCACCTTGTCGACGGCGGCGAACCAGCCGGCCGCGCTGCTGTGGCACGGCGAGGTCGTCCTCGAAGATCCCCACGCTCACCGGCTCTGTCGCGCTCGCCACCCCGGCGAACCAGCCCAAGCTCATCCGTTACGTCTAGGAGGTTAGATCATGGCACTTGTTCTTGACCTCGTGGACGCGCAGGAGCTGCAGGGCTACGTCCGGGGCATCCAGCTGGAGGAGGAGCGCAACCGCTTCACCCTCAGCCAGTACCTGCCGAACGACAACATCGATGAGATCGAGTACCGGGTTACCCGGGGCTCGCTGCGCGACGCCGACGCGGCGAAGGTCCGCGCCTGGGATACCGAGAGCCCTATCGGCTCCCGGCAGGGGATCGAGCGGATCATGGGCGAGCTGCCCCCGATCAGCAAGAAGATCCGGCTGGGCGAGGAGGAGCGGCTCCGTCGTCGCGCGCTGGAGCGCGGGAACAACACTGCGCTCGTCGACGCGATCTACAATGACGCGGCGCAGATGGGCCGGGCGGTCTCCGCTCGAGTCGAGATGCTGCGCGGCGAGGCGCTCGTCAACGGCACGCTGGTGATCAACGAGAACGGCGTCAGCCAGACGGTGGACTTCGGCCGTCGGGCGGGGCACACGGTCACGGCCGGCACGCTGTGGTCCACGGTCGCTACCGCCACCCCCGTGGCGGACCTGCGCACCTGGGTGCAGACCTACATCGACACGAACGGTGTCGCGCCGGCCTACATTCTGACCTCCACCGCTGTGATCAGCAACCTGCTGCGCAACGCGGAGATCCGGACGCTGGCTACCACGGCCAGCGGGGTGCCTGGGCTGGTCACGATCGACACGGTCACGTCGGTGTTCGCTGCGTTCGGCCTCCCGCCGTTCGTCGCCTACGACGCCAACGTCAGGGTCGACGGCGTTCAGCAGCGCGTCACCCCAGTGAACAAGCTGGTGATGATGCCGCCGTCGAACGAGCCGCTCGGCGCGACTTTCTGGGGCACCACCGCCGAGGCGCTGGAGCTGGTGGAGGCGCAGGCGATCGGCACGGACATCGCTCCCGGAATGGTGGCTACCGTCCACAAGCTGGACGACCCGGTCAGCACCTGGACCAAGGCGGCGGCGATCGCGCTGCCCGTTCTCATCAACCCCGACCTGACCTTCACGGCCACGGTTCAGTAGACAGGGAGTCGGACATGGCGAAGAAGGTCAACGTCTACACCTCAGCGACCAACCCGGACACGGGCGAGACGGTCAACCTGGCTCCCGGCGACGAGGCTCCCGACTGGGCGCAGCTGGGCGACCACGTCTACGCCGACGGCGACGAGGACACGGTTCCGGCCGAGCCGGTGGCGGGCCCCTCGCAGTCGGCTCTGACTCCGCGTCAGGAGAAGGAGCGTCAGGCAGCCGAGAAGGCTCAGAAGGCGGAGCAGAAGGCCGCTCCCGCTCCGGTCCAGGGGGCGCGGGCCGATGGCAGGTAACGCGCCGAACCTGGGTCAGAAGACCTCCGGTCGAGGCTCTGGCCCAGGGTCCAGTGGCCAGCAGCAGCAGGGCCGTACGTCGCTGGTCTGGAACACCAGCGGTGTCGGAGCCAACACGGCGGCGAACCTGCGTGCACTCACCGACGCCAAGGGCGGCGGCGGGAAAGAGTCGAGCATTGTCAACTCGCAGCCGGTCGGAGGGTCCAAGTGAAAACCGAGCAGAACCAGATGCGGGACGTGCTTCACGTCGCGCACGACATGGCCCGCGAGATGCCTCGGGACACCCTGGGCATGGTCGGCTACGGCTTCATGGAGCTGCGCGACGGCGACGGCCAGCTCAAAATGCTGGTTCCCTTCGCCAACATCATCACCGACGTCGGGGACATGTACTACGCCCAGAAGGGCATCGTCGGCATCGCTCCGGCGGCCCCGGCTGCGCCGACGGCGATCACCGGCATGCAGATCGGCTCGGGCACGACTGCGGTGGCCAAGGCCGGTGCGGGTGGTGCGATGGTCACTCTGCTGGTCGGTATCGCCGGCTTCGACACCACCTACCCCTCGGTGTCCAACCTGGGCGCGGGTCTGGGCGTCAACATGGTCTACAAGACCACGTTCTCGGCCGGCTCGGGCACCGGTACGGTCGGCGAGGCAACGATCACCAACGGTACGGCAACGGTCGCTTCGACGGTCGCCAATACGATCTCCCGGGTGCTGGTCAGCCCGACGATCGTCAAGGCGGCAGCTGACTCGCTGGCCATCACCTGGAACCACAAGAACCTCGGAGTGTAGCGGATGACCAAGCGAGCGGAAGCGAGCGCGGCGGCAGACGGTGCCTACGAGGCCCCGGACGGCCAGGCGTACGAGGTCTATGGCTCGGTCGAGGAAGTCGCCGAGGTCGACGGCTCGATGGTCGAGATCGATCGGGCTTACGACGCTCCGCGTCGGCAGTCGTTCCTCGCCCCCGGTGAGCGCGGCAACCTCGTCAGCGACGAGTAATGCCGAAGTGGTGGAGGTGGAAGCCCACCCCGGCTCCGACGCCCACCGCTCCCTCGGCTCCCGTCCTGACCGTGCGCGGGGGCTGAGGTGACCACAGTTCTGTGCTCCTGGACGGCTCCGGCTGACGGCGGCTCTGCGATTACGGGGTACGTCCTACAGCGCCGCGTCGGGACAGGGGTCTGGGCTACGATCGCCAGCCCGGGAGCGGCAGCTACGTCCTACACTGACTCCACTGTGGCGGACGCGACCCAGTATGGCTATCGGCTCGCTGCTGTCAACGCAATTGGGCAGAGCGCGTTCAGTTCCGAAGCGACGATTACTACTCCCAGCACAGGTGGGGGTGGCGGAGTGCCCCCAGGTGGCGGTGGGGCTGGCGCTGGTCCGTTGCCGTACGACGTGCCGACGTTCGCGGCTCTGCGGGCTCTCCCCGGCAAGGTCTATCCGCACTGGTTCACCCCGCACCAGATTAGCGCGGACGATGTCGGGCCACCAGGACCGGACTACTACGACACATACTTCCTGCCTCCGGGCGCTGTAGAGGGCAGCCGGGACCACCGCCCCTACGGTGGGTTCTACCGGGACCGGCCTATTCGTCGAGCCTCTCGTGGGGCTGGCTATGCGAACGCGGATCGGCGCACGCAGGCCCAGCAGATGTATGACGCTGGCATGGACGGGGCGATTATCGAGTGCGTCTCCATCCTGAATGGCTACCTGTGGGACCGAGTCGTCAACTGCTACGACGAGGTCAACGCGCTTGGGCTGTCTGGTTCGTTCGACGTCGTCCTGATGATGGACATGACCAGCGGGGCGATAAGCGGGGCCAGCCAGCAGACCGTGGTGGACACGATCAAGGCAGTGTGGAGCAAGCCTGCCGCCTACAAGATCGCAGGACGCATGCAGGTGTCCTGGTTCGCTCCCGAGGCGGCTGGCAAGACAGCGAGTTACTACCAGGGTCTGCTTGATCTGCTCAGTGCCCAGGGCTGCCCTTGCGACTTCATCGCCTGTTACGTCAACCAGACCACGCCTTCGGCGTCGGCACTGAACAGCGTAATGACCATGCATGGACGCTGGGGCGACCGTGACCCGGTGTCCAGCGGCAGCTCCGGGGTGCAGAACCGTGGCGGGGCCCAGTACATCTACGACACCTATGGCAAGCCATACCTGGGCTATGTGGCGCCCGGGGACGAGCGCCCCTGGTTGTACAAGTATTGGGAAAGCCGGCTGACCGAGGAGTTCCGCACTACGTGGGACGCGGCGATCAATGGCAACGGAACCGCTCAGGGCAAGTCCACCTGGATTCAGATCCCGACGTGGAACGACTATAGCGAGGGCGCGTGCATCGAGCCGACGCGCAATCACGGCATGGCGCTGATCGACCTCGGTTGGTACTTCCTGATCAAGTTTAAAACCGGCGCCTTCCCCGCTGTAGCACGTGACTGTCTGTTTCTGTCCCACCGGACAGAGTTCGCGGCGGGGATGACATACACGTCTCCCTACTTCAACGCTCCGCAGGTGTTGCAGGGTGGGACGGCAGCGGCGGATCTCGTGGAGGTGCTCGCTTTCGCCGTGAGTGCAGCTACCGTCTACATCACCCGTGGGGCTACCACTACCACCCATTCGGTAGTGGCAGGGCTGAACGTCATCACCGTCCCACTGGTGGCGGGCGCTGCCGGGAGCATCTCGGCCTACATGAGTCGGGACAGCGGCGCGACCGCAGTGGCAGGCACGTATATCGTCAGCCCGTGGGCGGTGTCGCACACCAAGAACGTGATGGATAAGTCGATGCGGCTCGGCTCCTCGCTCCGTGGGTGGTCGGCGAGCTATCCAGACACCATCCCGTCACAAGCGATAACGATCACCTAGCGGAAGGCTCCATCTCCCATGGCGCGGTACAGCACTCAGGGTGTGTCGCAGACCGCGCAGCTTGCCGGCGTGAACGCGACAACGACGGTGAACGGATACATCGGCTACTGGGGCGCCAGTGCGACCGCTGGCTTCCGCCTGCGACGTCTCAAGGTCGGTGTGCGCACTACCACGGCGGTTGTTCCCACCTCCCAGCAGATCACCGTGGCGATCTACCGGCAGACCGTCGCCCCGGCCGGCACCGGTCTGGCGGCTGCTGTGCTCGGGCAGGCGATGGAGACCTGGGTTCCAGCTGACCCGACCGTCGGGCTGATCGTGACGACCGCGACCGCTATCGGCACGACCGGCCCAACGTTGGCCGCGCAGCCCATCGACACCATCACCTTCAACAGCCAGTCCTACATTGACATCCCGTTCGACTACGTCGAGGAGATGGTCTGCGCTATCGGTACGGCGAACGGCCTCGCGTTCGTGAACATCGGTAACACCCTGCCGGCTGGGCACTTCATCACCCTGACGCCGACTATCGAGGTCTAACTCCCGATAGGACGGTCATCCCATGCTGACCACTAGGGTCCGAGACACATTTACTCGGACCAGTACGACGACGCTTGGTAGTCCGGACACGGGCCCGGCGTGGGTGGCGCAGACAGGCACCTGGGGCACGAACGGCACACAGGGCTACTGCGTGTCTGCTATCGACGCGCAGGCCGCCACGATTGACGCTGGCGTCGTCAACATGAGCGTCTCGGCCACGATGGGGACCCTCGGCGCCAACGAGTACTGGGGCATCCTCATCGCGTACGTCGATGCCAACAACTATGTCACGCTGTTCTGCAACCCGGCCGGAACGATAGCGGTAGAGAAGAAGGTTGCCGGGGTCATCTCCGCTATGGCGATGAACTACCCGTCGTCAGGCGCGGCCGGTGACACATTCCGCGTAGATCGCGTCCACGGCAACCAATACTTTGCGTATCGCAACGGCGTACTTCTAGGTTCGTCGGCGGCGACACAGACCGACTTTCCTAACGCGACCCTGTGCGGGATGCGGTACGGGACGGACCTCGGTTCCCCCGCGATGCGCTGGGACAACTTCACCGTCAATGTTGACAGCCCGCAGCAGCCGACCGTACGCCGCACCCGTCGCCGTCCGCCGATTCTTCGTCGTACCTACCGGGCGTTGCCGATCCGCCCACTGGCGGCGAATACCACGACGCAGGCACTGCCTCGGCAACCCGCACGCCGTCGACAGCTTGTTCCGACAGCCGAGTTACGTCGCCGCGCTTTCGTCTCTGACGATATTTCAGCAGCCGGAACCATCTGGACCTACACGGCCAATGATACCGCCGGGGTAACCGATGGCATTCTGGCGGCCGAGCAGGACGCCTACACGGCCGACGATTCGGCTGGTTCGGTCGACACTTTCGCTGCGATGCGGCCGAGCGCCTACTGGACCTCGGACTTCGCCGCTCAACCGTCCTGGACGAGTTCGACCTACGGCACCGTCGCCTACACCAGCAGCCAGCTGACTCTGACTTCAAACGCCGCCTACTCAGGGCTGATCTCCATCCCGACTGATCTACTTGGGTCCTCCGCGATAGTCCAGCTGGTCAATGTCGGGACGGCCACGGACGGCTACTTCTACCTCGGACACCCGGGTGAGCCGGGTAGAAACGGCCTGTTGTTCGGCTTCAACAACACTGGCAACCTGCTCGTTCAGCAGAAGACCGACGGCGGCGCGCCGGTCACCCTGGCGACCATCACTGGGTTGACTCTGAACGGTTTGTGGCTGCGGTGGCGGGAGGCCGCTGGAACCACGTATGCGGACACCAGTCCGGACGGGAGCACCTGGACCAACCGCTGGTCTCTGACTAACCCAGCGTGGCTCCGCGACGGTGTCGGCGTTGATCTCGGTGCGGGGCAGTCCTCCGGTTCGTCCACAGTCATCTTCGATAACTACAACCTGAACGGCACCGCCTGGACCTACACCAGCACCGACTCCGCCGGCCTCGCTGACGGCTACACCACCGCGACGGCCTTCGCGGTCTCCCCGACAGACTCGGCCGGCGCCGCTGACAGCTACGCCACGCTGCTCACCTACGGCTACACCAGCACCGACTCGGTCGGCCTGGCGGACAGTTCCTCTACCGCGACCGCTTTCGCCGTATCGCCAACCGACTCGGCCGGCCTGTCCGACACTTCGTCAACAACCGCCGCTTTCTCCATCGCTACAACAGATTCCGCTGGGCTAGCGGACGTCCACACGTCCCTGCTGACCTACGGGTTCGCGGCCAACGAGTCGACCGGGCTCGCCGACAGTTACTCTGCGGCAGCAGTCTTTGCCGTTGCGTCCACCGACTCGGCTGGGCTGGTAGACAGCGCATCTACGGCAGCGGCGTTTTCCGCCGCCCTGACCGACCCAGCGGGGTTGGCCGACGGCTACACGTCTCTGCGCACTCTGGGATACTCGCCCACAGACTCAGCGGGGTTGGCTGACGGGGCGACCTCAGCAGTAGCCTTCGCTGCTGCGCTGACAGATCTGGCCGGTCTCGCGGACTCATCTGCGATGGCTGTTGCTTTTGCTAGCGCGGCCACCGACGGCGCCGGGTTGGCCGACGGCTACACCAGTCTGCTCACGCTCGGGTTCACGGCTACCGATCTGGCAGGCCTGGCGGACACGTCGAGCACGGCCACCGCCTTCGCCCCCGCTTTCACCGACTTGGCTGGTCTGGCGGACGGCTCGTCGACGGCAGCTGGGTTTGCTGTTGCAGCAACCGACTCGGCCGGGCTGAGCGACAGTTACGCGACCATCGTCGGGATCACGCGGACCGACTCGGCCGGGTTGTCCGATGCTTACACGTCCGTCACCACCTACAGCTACATGGTCAACGACCCGGCCGGCCTGGCGGATCTGGCGACCACGTCTGCAGCGATGGCGCTGGCCCCCATCGACTCGGCCGGCCTAACCGACTCGACCAGCACGCTCGTCACGCACAGCCAGACCAGCACCGACAGCACTGGGCTGACAGATACCGCGAGCATCGCGACCTCGTTCAACCTCACGCTCACCGATTCCCTCGGCTCGACCGACACCGCGTCTTCCGCCGTCGCTTTCGCTAGCACCCAGACCGACTCAGCCGGCTCAACGGATACCTTCTCGACCTTGCTGACCTACGGGTTCGCGGCCAACGAGTCGACCGGGCTCGCGGACGCGGCTACTGCGGCAACGGTCTTCGCGGTTGCGCTGACCGACTCCGCCGGACTTGCGGATAGCACTTCCACAGCAGCTGCCTACGCGACCAACCCCACCGACTCCGCTGGACTGGCGGACTCGACCAGCACGCTGGTAACGCACAGCCAGACTAGCACCGACTCCACTGGTCTAGCGGACAGCGCGGTAACGGCGCTGGCGGTAGCGGTTGCAGCTGCCGACAGCGCGGGCCTGACTGACGTTGCCACCTCGGCTACATCGTTTGCCACCAGCGCGACGGACTCGGTCGGGTCCACAGATTCGGCCACGACGGCAGCCGGCTTCGCGGTCTCTGCTACTGACAATGCCGGACTGGCTGACGCGGCGTCTGCTGTCGCCGGCTTCTCTCGAGATGCAACCGACCTTGCGGGCTTGGCGGACGCGGCTACATCGGCCGCTGCTTTCGCTACATCGCTGGTCGACCCGACCGGATTGGTGGACGCTGCTGCGCTCGCTTGGTCGTACGCCGCTAGCCAGACCGACGTCGCTGGGCTGACCGATGTCGCATCCAACTCGGCGGATACGTCGTTTACCGACTCTGCCGGTCTAACCGATACGGTCAGCGCGGCGCAGAGCTCCGTTCGCATCACCACCGACAACGTCGGGCTGGCTGACTCGGCGCAGGTTGCGGTCGCCTACGCGGTGACGGTCACCGACTCACTCGACAGCACGGACATAGCGAGCGCGGCGGCTGCCTACACCTTGAGCCCGATCGACAGCACGGGGCTAACCGACACCGCGCTGGTCGCATCGTCGGTGTCGCTCTCGGCGACCGACTCGACCGGGCTGACCGACACCACACAGACCACATCGTCGCAGACGATCTCGCTGACCGACTCGATCGGCTCAACGGACACCGTTACCCCGGCATCCGGCTTCGTCGTCACCACCGCTGACAGTGCGGGGCTCGCTGACACCTCGCTAGCGGCGGCTGAGGTCTCCGTTACGGCTCTGGACAGCGTGGGTCTAACCGATACCACCACCACAGTGGTCGCCTACGCGCTGGCACGCTCTGACGACGCCGGGCTCACTGACTCAGTAGCCCTAGGGGCCGGTGGCGCCTTCACTGGTTCGGACACGACCGGGCTAGTCGACGCTCGATCCACCGTCCTGGCTGCTGCTCGCACGGCCACAGACCTGGCAGGGGCGACGGACGCCGTCTCGCTGCAGGCCTCGATGTCAATCACCGTCGACGACCTGGTCGGTAGATCGGACAGCAGCACCCCGTCTCAGGACCAAGCGCTGGCGGTAACGGACGCGCGGGGGGCGGCGGATCAAGTCGTCGTCGCTGCGCTGATGGCACAGACGGTTACCGACACTCTGGCGCTGACAGATGAGATGGCTCTCGCCGCCGCGCTGGCCCGGGTGCTCACCGACGGTACGGGCCTAGCCGACGACACCGCCACGAGCGCCGATCTGCAGCGGACCTGGGACGACAGCGTTGGGCTAACCGACACCGCGTCCCGCCTGCTCGCTCTAGCTCTCGAGCTGCTGGACCCGACAGGACTGGCCGACACCACCCGTCTAGAGCACCTCGGTGCGCCGCTGCTGTTGTCGATCGAGTACGACGAGATCCGTACCTACAGCCGGGCCGGGCTGCTGTGGGTAGCGGCGGACCCATTGCCCGTCCGGGCGGGCTCGACTGTCGGCCTGGCTCGGCTCGGTGTGCGGGCTTCTGAGCTATCCCTCTACGGTATCTTTGGCCAGGCAACGGATAGGAGACCCTCGTGACGGCGGCTGTGTCCGTAGTGAGCCGGGAGTACGTCTACAGCACGGTCGAGCCGGAGGGCGAGGACGCGCTGATCGTCAACACCCTGCCGGTGGCTATGGCGTTCCTGCTCGATGCTCCGCCCGTTGCGCCAGCCGATCTGGACTTCAAGACGGGGTCCTGGGAGCCGGGAACGAACAACGCTCGGTGCCTGATCGGGCCAGCCCCGAGCGCGGTGACGCTGCCTATCGGAACCTACTACGCCTGGCTCCGGATCAACGGTGCGGTAGAGCGGCCGATCCGTTTCATTGGGAAGGTCAAGGTGTCTTGATGGCCGCTGCGCTGACGGATGTTCAGCTCGGGTTCCTCCACGACCACCTGGGCACGGACGCGGACGAGGACAACCTGCAGGAACGGTACGACCGGTTGCTCGACCTGAACAAGGTGGTGGTCGAGGTCCTCGAGCGCCGACTGGCAGACCTGCTGAGCACCCCGGCCAGCTTCAGCGTAGGGGGCGACTACAGCCAGAGCACAGCAGAGAACATCCGGGCACTAACGGACAAGCTGGCGCAGTTCGCAGGCGGGAGTTTGACAGGGGTGTCTCGAGTGCGCATGATCCTCCCTGTGCCTCGCGACGCTAGGTAGTGCCTCAGCCGGCCGCGCTCGACACGCTGCAGGAGCCGCTGATAGAGAAGTATCAGCAGGCCTGGAGCCGGGTCTTAGCGGAGCAGCAGGACCTAGAGAACAACCCTCTGAAGTACCGGCGTCGGGCCCGGCTGGTAGAGGTCCGCCGATCCATCGAAGCGGCGATGAAAGATCTGGACGGCGAAGCGGAGGCCTGGGTCGCGAACCAGCTCCCGAAGGCGTATCTAGCGGGCGCTTCGGCCGGTGGGGGTGGCGTTACTGCTGACGCCTTCAGCCAGATCAACCAACAGGCGGTCCAGCGTCTCTCTAACGGTCTCTTCAACGAACTCCTGGCGGCTACGGACGGGGTCAACGCCTCCACTAAGAAGCTGATCCGAGCGGTGGCGCAGGACCAGGCTCTGCAGAAAGCCATCGAGGGGAAGACGGCCAACCAGGCAGCGAAGGAGATGCGCCGGGTCCTAGAGGCTAAGGGGATCCACGCGGTCACCTACTCCGACGGCTCTAAGCACGGGCTGGGCGAATACAGCGAAATGGCGATGCGGACCACAACCGCGAAGGCGTACAACTCCGGCACGCTGGGCGCTCACGCTGACGTCAAGTTCTTCGAGATCTTTGACGGGCCCGAGTGCGGCCTCAGCTTCCACGACGACCCGACGCTGGCCCTAGGCCTGGTGGTAGACCGGAGCACGGCCGAGAAGTTCCTGATATCTCACCCGCGTTGTCGTAGAGCGTTTGGTCCCCGGCCCGACGTTACCACCGCGAAGGAGGCAAAGGGGGCCAGCTCTACGACTACGCCCGGGCAGCGCCAGGCGCAGCTAGAGCAGGACGCTGGCCGAAGGGGCAGAGCTGCTGCACGAAATCCGCAGGCCCGAGCGGACCGGCTGGCCACGCGGCAGGCAAGTGCGGAAGCCCACGCGGCCCGGGTCCAGGCCCGAGCGGGTGTGACTTCGAATCCCCCTAGTGAGTTCAAAGAGGTAACAGAGCAACTCAAAACAGATCTTCAGGAGCGGTTGCTGACGGCAAGCCCTGAAACCCAGAAAGCCGTGTTCGACCATACAAAATCGTCCTACTTCACCAACATAGCTCTTCGCAAGCAACACATAAAGGGTCCTCGCCTAGATGAGGCTCTTGCAGAAAAGACGAAGATCGAATCGACAATGGTGGCGATCGATACGCCGATCAGAGTGTACCGGGGTGTTGATACCTCGGGGTTTGATCTCTCTGACTTGGATGTAGGGAGTACGTTCACCGACGAAGCCTTCACCAGCGCTACCATCAACCGGGACAATCCCGCTTTGGCGGTGGGGGCTAAAGAGTTGGGGCCCAACTGGGAGATGTTAGAAATCCGGGTGCCGCCGGGGGTGCGCGGTGTGTACATCGGAGATCGTTCTTATTATTCGGGTCAGGAAGAGATTCTTTTTCAGGCTGGGCTGAAGTTTCGGATGATCGATAAAACCGAGCGTGGTTACATTTTGGAAGTCGTCGTAGACCCTGTGGCAGGGAAGGCAAACCGTACTGAGAAGGTTGCGCAGGCACGAACGGCCCGGCTCCAGAGCCGAGCGGATGCGCTGGCAGCACGTAGTGCGGTACGATGACCGGCATGGGACTAGCCAAGATCGAATTGGATCTCGGAGTTGGTGTTCCGGCGAAGGTGCTGGTGAACGGAACGGACATCGCTACTTCTGTTGTGGGGCTGAGCCTCTGTGCCCGTGCTGGCTGGATCCCCGAGCTCCGGCTGGACCTGCTGGGCGAAGTACGGCTGGCTGGAGAGGGCGTCGTCTACGTCAAGGCTGACAGCGACGTCGTACTGGAATTCCTGGACGAGGTCGACGCTGAGGCGCTAGAGGCACAGGCGTTAGGCGAGTCCGGCTTCGGTGGCCCGTCGGTGGGCGAGTCGATGCTAGAGGTGCTGAAGGAGATGGCCCGTGGCGACCACGACCGGACCTAACCTCGCCCCGGCTGTACGCGCTGTTCTCCGGCTGATGGACGACACGTGCCTCATTACCCGAGACAGTCAGGGTGGCGAGGACGACGTTCTGAACCAGACCACCGGAGCGGTCACCCCGCCAACTGCGGATAAGTCAACGGTCTACAGCGGTCGTTGTTACCTCAGTGGCTACGGAGCGGGCTATCAGGCGGGCCCTAGGGGCGGCGGCATCGAGCGGGACGCACAGTACACCCTGTCCCTACCGCTCTCGTGCCCGGATCTCCGTGAGGGAGACGTCGCTGTGATGACTTCAGCCCGTCGCGATCGGGCGCTGGTAGGGATCCGGTTCGTTGTCAAGAACCCTGTCAACTCGACCTTCGCCGTTAGCCGCAAGGCCGTGCTGAAGCGTCGAGGGGTACCCCAGTGATTGTCACCGGTGACCGCGAGATCGCGGCGGGTTTTCGAGTCGGTGCGGCCGAGTTCGCTAAGGCCGAGCGCCGGATCGTAGTCAAGTACACGGCGTTGCTCGAGACGCGGATCAAGGCGAAGGCGTCTGGTCGGCCGGGCCCTAACGCGCCGACCGGCGACTATCGCCGCAGCTGGGGCCACATCATCACCGAGGCGTTCGGCGGACCGCAGGGGCAGGTAGGCACCAACGCTCCGCAGGCTCGCCGGCTGGAGTACGGCTTCGTCGGTATCGACTCGCTGGGGCGGCACTACGACCAGCCGCCGTACGCTCACATCAACCCGGCGGCGGACGAGATCGAGCCTCGGTTTCTGGCCGAGATGGAGACGGCGGTGCCCCGGTGAACCGCACCCCGCCCGGCCAGCTGGTCACCAACTCTTTCGTGGACTCGCTCAAGACCGCCCTGGTGGGGATAGCCAAGGTAGGGGACCACGCTATCCCCGAAGTAGCAGGAATGCCGTACGCTATCGTGTACTCGATAGAGGGAGGAAGCCTGAGTGGTTCGCTGGCGAATCCCCAGGAGGACGGAGAGTTCGTCTTCCAAGTGCAGTGTGTCGGTGGCATGAGAAAGCAAGCTCAGTGGTTGGCGGATAAGGTGCGGGACGTGGTGCTCGGTACGTCGAGCTCGCCGGCCGTAGCGGTTCCTCTTACCGGCTGGGTGCTCACCGACAGAATGGCAGGGACCGCCGTGAGTGGCGTGCAAGTCGACGGCTCGACCAAGCAAGACCGCCTGTTCAGTGTCCCACAGATGTTTACCTTGTACGTCACTCCGGCATAAGGGAGGGGCCCCGTGGCCCGAACCACAACGACGGACGCTTCCGTCGACCCCAGCGAGCAGATCGTTATGAAGCACCCCGACGTCGAGGGCGAGGCTGAGGCTGTCACCACCCGGCAGGCGCTTTCCGAGGTCTGGTCGGGCAAGGGCTGGAGCGAGGTTTCGGTTTCGGCTGACGACCTCGCGGCCCGCGTCGGCGCAGTCTCCGCCACCGTCTCCGAGAGCCCGGTGATCTGAGATGGCGAAGTTCTTCCGCAGAGGCAAGAGCAAGATCTACTTCTGCCCGACCGTCGCTGGCGCGTCCACCGTCACGGCGGCCGAGCTCTCAGCCGGCCAGGACCTGAGCCTGTCGATCGCGGAGATCGGCGGCTTCCATCTGACCAACAGCCCGATCCCCACCCCGAATCTGGCGGAGTCGTTCACCAGCCAGATCGAGGGCGAGGATACCACGTCGGACAGCTCGCTGACCTTCTACGACGACGACGCTTCGACGACGATCCGCACCGCGCTGGCCAAGGGCACGCTGGGCAAGATCGTCCTGCTGCCCTACGGGAACACCACGACCAAGCGGGCCGAGATCTGGACTGTCAAGAGCACCGGGGTCAACGACGAGTGGACGGTCGGCAACGAGGCAGCCCGCTTCGTGGTCACCTTCGCGATCTCGGTCGCTCCGGTCCAGGGCGCCACAGTCGGCTAGCTCCCCTTAGGGGGTCCTGCTCTCCCGCTCGTCGCCCGGTCGTTCCCCCCTGCCCCCAGGGGCTACAAGATCCGGCGGCGAGCGGGCGCTAGGAGCGCACCATGGCTACCGACCGACCAGCCACATTTGACCATCTCAGCAAAAAGAAGCCCATGCGGGTGGTCGTGCCGATCTACCTAGACGACGACGCGCTCAAGGTGCACACCGAAGCAGTCGAGGCGCTGACCGCAGAACAGTCGAAACTGAAGGCGTTGGGCGCGGACAACGCAAAGCCACGCCCGGCTCTACAGGCTGCCGTCGACAAGGCAGCGCAGGCGCTTGAGGAGTCCACGGTCCGCTGCACCTTCGAGTCGATCGGGCGCAAGGCGTACGACCGGCTGATCGCGGAGTACCCGCCTTCGGAGAAGGAGAACGAGGAACACCAGGCCGAGCACCAGGCCCCAGCCCCTTACGCGGCGGAGCCGTTCAGTGTCGCGTTGATCTCCGCATCGTGTATCGAGCCTCAGATGACACCAGACCAGGTTCGAGAACTGCAGGAGACCTGGAACACGGCCGAGTACGTCGAGCTGTTCGTTGCCGCGCTCTCGGTCAACACCCAACGCCGGGTGGTTTCGTCGGGAAACGTCTATGGCTAGACTCCCGGTATTGGGAAGAGCTAGCCTACTGCGCTCCGCTGGGCATCCCGCATTCGGTCTTCCTGGACTGGTCCGAAGATGACCAGGACGCCGCTCTCGCGTTCGGCCGAGCTAAGGCTGAGCTGTGCGGTGAGTGCGGCACCCGGCCAGCCGACTGGGAAAAGGATCGGTTCGCGTTCGTGGCCCAGTCGCACCGCTGTCCGGGCTGCGAGCTGGTCGAGCTGGAGCGCGAGAACGTGCCGGAGACGGCTAAGGGTGTCCGCATTCGGCTGGTTCCCTACGCCCAGGCCGGAGGAATAGACGATGGCGTTTCGTAGAATCTCGGTCCTGCTCTCGGCCAACAGCGCCTCTCTGCGGGCCGAGCTGGCTCGGGCAGCGGCTGAGGTCGACAAGTTTGGCAATCGGGTCCGCCAGCAGCAGGCCGGGATGCTGTCCGGTGCTCGGCTCGCCGGAGCGGGGATCGCTGCCGTCGTCGTAGTGATCGCAGACGGCTTGGCGAAGGCCGTCATGGGGGCGGCCGAGTTCGAGACCCAGATGCGGAACGTCAATAGCATCTCCCGACTGTCCGAGGCGCAGTTCCAGGCTCTGGGCAAGAGCGTCCTGGACATCAGCAAGACGTTGCCGCAGTCGGCGGTGGACCTGGCCAAGGGGCTGTACGACATCGCCAGTTCGGGCTTCCAAGGGGCCGACGGGCTGAAGGTCCTGCAGGCCAGCGCGACCGCTGCATCCGCCGGCATGAGTACCACCGCCAACGCTGCGCAGGCGATCACAGCCACATTGAACGCCTATGGGCGAGGCGCAGGCGACGCCGGGGACGTGTCCGATGCGCTGTTCCAGACTGTCAACCTGGGTGTGATCTCGTTCGACCAGCTGACCGGCGTGATCGGCGACGTCGTCGGTACAGCGGCGGCGGCGAAGGTGCCGATCGAAGACGTCGGCGCAGCGATCGCCGCGATGACCCTAACCGGGCTGTCCGGGGCGGAGTCGGGCACCAGCTTGAACCGGGTGCTGCAGTCGCTGATCCAGCCCTCCTCTGCTCTGTCTCTCCTCTATGGCCAGCTGGGCTATGAGTCAGGTGTGGCGGCCCTGAAGAATAAAGGCCTGGCCGGGGTGATGGACGACCTGCGCAAGGCCACTGGCGGCAACATCGAGACTCTGCTCCAGCTGTTCCCTGAGATCCGGTCCGCCCGTGGCGCGCTGGCGTTGATGGCGAACGACGGTAAGAACTACGCTAAGACAATGGCGGGGATCAGCGACCAGACCGCTCGGGCTGGCGCCACCCAGAAGGCCTTCCGCGAGCAGATGAAGTCCACCTCAGCCCAGTTCCACATCTTGACGAATCGGATCCAGGCTGGGGCGATCACGCTCGGAACCAAGCTCCTGCCGACCGTGCGCAACCTGATCGCTGGAATGGGCAAGCTCGGGTCTGACGTCGTGCCGGTGGCGGTGGGAGCCTTCCACGCTCTACGCCCGCTGTTCCAGAGCATCGCTCAGATCGGTGGGAACGTCGCCGACATCTTCCGCACGATCGCCACCGCTGCCGGCCCGATGGTCGGGGCGATCCTGGGGCTAGCAGCGGCGGGTGTGATTGCGGGCCTGCAGGCGCTGCTATCGGTGCTCGCTACAGTCACCGGAGCCATTGCTGACAACGGGGTCGCGGTAGCCGGGCTGGCCTTCGTCATTACTGCCTCTCTGATCCCGGCGCTGTATCGGATGGTGGCGGCGTTCTCCGCCAACGTGATCCGGGCGGTGGTCGTCCAGATCTACTATGCAGTGGC